CTTTTAAGGCGTTCCGCTTGGTCATCTTGGTGCCTGAGATTCCTTCATCATAGTAGATCTTAGCCAGCTCCCAATTAGGGTGGTTGTTAATGTACTTTTGATAATGGGCACGTTGATTTTCAAGACTCTCCAGCTGTTCAATATTGTCCGTCGAAACTCGACAATAAGCTGCTACACGGAGTTGCTTGACATTACGGTGGTAGCTTTGGATTTTAGTAATGGTTGACATGACAACCCTCCTTTCGTCAGTGTGGTATGTTAGCTCTGGAGGCTTGATGTATCAACGTTTCCGGGCCCTAATAATGGTGGAAATGATTGTTTATTTAAGGAATCAATGTCTTTAAATTCGGTGGGCGAAATAAGGCCTTTATTAAGTAGAGTCTGGATGATCTGTTTTGCTTGTTGATAATGCAAATCGTTCAATAATTGCTCTGAACTAATATTCGTACTTGTTGCTATTAGTGGTTGATGAGTCACTGGTTGTACTTTTTTTACCATGTTTAATTACCTCCACTGATAAGCCAGAACAAGCGGAAAAGTAAACCATGGTAAAAGAAAAAAGCTGACAGAAAACTGCCAGCTAAAAGTTGAAAAATCAAAATATATCAGATATCATTAGTAAATGAAAAGAGAGCAACGAGCGGCATCTCGTTACCCTCAAACGCAGTTCAGGTGACTGAAGGATAGCTAACCGTTATGGTTAGCTTTTTTTATTATCGCGTAGGCTTTAGCACAGTCAATGACTAGCTGGCCGATTGCCACGATAACTAAGGCGGCATTAATTGCTGCTCCTCCAGTCCTTTCCTAAATAACATGACTCTCACCTCCACAGTTCAGATTATTTGAGGGGTGTGTAGCCACGTTAACTGCTAAGTCTTTCATGATGGGAGCGACCCATCAAGTCCGACCTAATAGCATTTTATCATAGAAACAACAAAAAGCCTGCAGACCGGAGTCCACAGGCATAAATCAGAGTAATTGATTGACACGTTTTTGAATTTGAATTGGATCATAACCAGCTTGTTTCAAACGGGTAATTCGCTCATTACCATTTCCCCAGGAACCACGGATAACTTCACGGGCAATTTGGTCGACTGACTTACGATTCAATAATTTATTAACTTTTTCTTGCACGACTGAGTAGTCGTAACCCGCAGCAGTTAAACGTTTTTGACGATCGACACCATTACCCCATTGCCCATTCAATACTTCTGCAGCCAGCTGATCAGGGTTCTTCCTGGTAACTGGCTGTTTTTTGTTAATAACTGCTGCGTAATCGATATAGGCATAATCTAGATCACAGTTGCCATTGACACCTGGAACAGAACCAGTAGAGGAATGTTGCCAGATTCCGTAATTACCACCATAGTTACAACGTGGACCATATTCGGCTATCCAGATTGCATAACGCTGAGCAACAGTGGGAGAGATGTAATTTTGCAGTGGTGAACGAGAAATATATAAACCCGCATAGCAACCATTCTGTTCCAAAACGCTACAGAAGCTTTTTACTAAGCTATCACAAAAGTTGCGTCCGTTAGCAAATTGCCACTTTTCTTCCAAATCAAAGTAGATTGGATAATCAAAGTGCCGATTACCAAGGACGGTTAAGCAAGCCCGAGCTTCGTTGGCTGCATCAGCAGGTGAAACTGCATAGGAGCACCAGTAGGCCCCAACTTGCAAACCTGCCGCTTTGGCTTGTGCATAGTGTTCCGCAAAATAATGATCTACTTGGCTAGCAGAACGACCGTAGCCAGCTCTAATTAGGACGAATTTTACGCCGCTTGCTTTGACTGCATTAAAATCAACGTGACCTTGCCATTCAGAAATATCGATTCCTGGAATCATTACTTGTCACCATCCTTATTATGAAGTTGTTGAAGAACATTTTTTAATTTATCGGGTACAGGTAATCCTAATCGACTCGTGTTTTCTAATAGAGAAATACCTTCGTTAGAGATATAGAAGAAAATGGTTGCTGTGCGAATTGCGGAGCCATTTTTTAGTAAATACACATCAAGACAGTGAGCAATGCCAACCAATAATAGAATTAAAACCTTGCGGGTAAGCCCGCGAAATCCAATCTCACTGGATAATTTATGTTCACTAACGGCGCAAAGAACTCCGGTGATATAGTCCACGACCATAAAAATCAGGAGAATATATAGGAAACCATCGAGTCCTCCTAAAAACCAGCCAAGGAAAGCGCCAATAGCTCCGAAACACGTATTGATTACCGTTAAACTAGTTGTCTTCATTTGGATTATCAACTCCTTTCGAATATTCGGCCTTGATCTCCATATACTCGTGGTTGTATTTAACATCGTCAATGAAGCCAATATTGTAGCCACGTCCTTCAAACCATATATTGGTTTCTTCATCAATATCATCGCGATATCGAATGATGAATGATAATTGCTTTTCCAATTTTACGGTGACAGCGGTGTAATACTCTTGTCCGTGCAGGGCGGAAACTTTTGCCCACACATCACCCAGACGTACATCCTTGTACATTGACATTCCAGTATTAGGATTTTCGCCGACATATTTCTTCTTCATTAGCGTTATGCGCCGGTCTAATTCACCAATATCAACAATCTTACTAACACGTTTGTTTTGTTGTTGCATTAAAACTCCTCCTTCCGGTAAGGAGACAAGATGGCCCGGAGAAATTTGATCATGGCATCAAAATCGGCGGTTTCCCGATATTCGTAAAGGTAAGCCACGGTATAAAGAATTGCGGTATGAATATCATCGGGGAGGGGGTCGAATGCGGATAGTGGTTGACGAAGTACATTCTCGACTGTAGCTGTTGCCGATCCAATTAACTTCGTAATTAGGTCATCCTCAACAGTGTTATCCACCCTCAGGTAGGCTTTTGCTTCGGCCAAAGTAATAGCAGCCACATTTCATCAATCCTTTCTATTTAGCAGCCATGGACAAGGTTTTAATTGCTTCTGGTAGGATAACTTTACCGTCAACTCGTTGTGAGCCTAAGAAGCCAACTTGACCAGTTACGGCATAAAGTTCATTCAGACGTTTGAAGGTTCGTCCTTCTCGATCTGCAATCCAGTAGTAGTTAAAGTCACCGAAAAGAACTGGCTTATTAGCAGCAGCCAATGTCGGCATGAATGGACTAGTGTAAACCGGACAGTTAAGAATTCGGTCTGGTTGGCCTACCTGAACGGAAGGTTGCCAAATGTATTGGTCGTTCTTATCTTTCATTTTGCGGATGGCTTTCACGGTATCATCGTTCATCAAAAAGACAGCGTTTTGACGATATGGCGCCTTTAAGGAATAGAAAAGGTCAATTAAATCATCAAAAGTTAACGCATCGGCCTTGGCAGCTGTGGATCCGGCTGAAGCGCCATTAGTGTCGGTTAGGATACCAGTAGGTTGACCAGTACCGGTACCGGTTAAAAAGGCCTGTTCTTCAGCATTACCGAGTCGGCGTCCAAATTCATCGGAGAGATAAGACATCAAATCAAATGCGGAATCGTTTAGTAATTCTTCTGATACTTTGATCAGGGTCCCCAACTTATGTGCGCCTAGTGACACCTGACTAAATTGAGTGTTGGACTCTGTGTAGGCCGCTTCTTCTTCGAGCCAGGCTGCAGTACCTTCACTGGCTACCACTGTAATTTTGTGTTCGCCGCTATTGGTTTGGATGACATGACTGATCGTTCGCAGCACGTTTGCTTCTTGCAACTTTTGGATAAGTTGGTTTTCAAATTCGTCGGGCACTAAGAAACCACCATCGGGGTCCGCACCTTCCTTAAGAGCATCCACGACGGCATGTCCACGCATCATTTGCCAGAAATCTTTTGCATAAGCATCCTGTCTCTTTGGTAGCTGATCAGCAGTTGGGGAATTAGTAAGGGCCTTACAGGTAGGTTGGTTCAGTGCCACTTCAATTTCTGCCTGCTTGTGCCGTCGATTGATTTCCTTACCTAAGTCGACAACTTCTTGCTCCATCTTTTCATAACGGGCATTGTCTTCGGCTGAGAGTACATCTGATTCCTTTTGCTTAGCATCTAGGAAATCCTTTGCTTGTTTCCAAATACGGGCACGCTTTTCTTGTAATTCAGTAATTTTACTCATTGATAAGTCCTCCTAAAAATTAGTGTGATAACAAAGAAAGCCGCTTTTGCAGCGACTTTACAGAGATATTAGATTTTGCTTGTGGTTTTAGCTTGTTCAATAGAACCAATTCAGATTGTTTATCTGAATATGAGTAACAATCCGTGACATCTTTGTTTTGACCTAGCATATCGTCAGCGAACCCCAACTCAATCGCTTTATTGACATTCATCCAGGTTTCATCATCCATCATGGATGAAATTTTTTCTCGAGGAAGGTTTGTTTTAAGTTCATAGGCATTGATAATTGATTCTTTGGTTTCAGCTAACATTTGTGCAGCTTGATCAAGATCTTCTTTTTGTCCACCAACAATGGTTAATGGATTATGGATCATGATCATCGCGGTTGGGACCATGGAAACTTTTGTGCCTGCCATGGCGATGACTGATGCTGCCGAAGCAGCAATACCATCAATTTTGACGTTCACGTTATCGGGATAATTCATTAGCATCGTGTAAATGCGACTGGCAGCGACACAGTCACCACCGGGAGAATTTAACCAGAGATCGATCGGCCCTTTCCCTTGACTTAATTCATCTTGAAATAATTGAGGAGTGACTTCATCATCAACCCAGCTATCTTCAGCAATTGTACCGTTAATAGTTAATACACGTTGATTCTGAGGGCCGCTCCAGTTCCAGAAACGTTTCATTCTTTTGGTTCCTCACTTTCTTTAGATGGTTGAGAACTATAGAAGTTACCAGCTTGGTTGAGTGGCAGCATATTGCCATTTACCAAGTATTCGTCACCGCCTTCATCAGCGGGGATACGGTTGAGATCCTCTAACTCACGAATGTCATTAGCGGACAACCAGCCGTTTTGTCGACCAATGGCGTAACCATTCATGCGGCTTTCGTAATCACCACGTAGTAGTCCATCAACATTGAATTTGACGAAGAACTTTCGTTGATCATTAGCGGAAAGTAGCTGTTGATTCATAGCTTGTTCCCAGCGAATGCACCAAGGGTTCAGGGTGTACTTTACAAATTCTAGTGATTGTTGCTCGATATTTGAGAAAGTTGAACGGTCTAGGTCACCAACCATATGCGGTGGTACACGAAAAATTCTGGCAATTTCGTCGAGTTGGAATTTTCGGGTATCAAGAAATTGCGCTTGGTCAGGTGGAATGGAAAGTTGATGAAAAGTCATTCCTTCTTCCAAGACAGCAATGCTATGATTATTAGATCCCGAAAATTGTGACTGCCAACTTTTCCGAAGTCGTTCAGGGTCTTTGACTACATTAGGATGCTCGAGAACACCACCAGGCGTGGCATCATTTTTGAAGAAGGTGGCTCCATATTGTTCGGCGGCCATAGATAATCCAATCGCATTCTTAGACATAGCGATAGGGCTGTAGCCGATCAAACCATCAAATCCTAACCCTGCGATATGAAGGACTTCATCGGACAAGAGGATTACTTGCTTTGATTTATTCTTTGCCTGGTAATCATCGTAGTTGCGAGTATAGGTGTAGTAGATTTCACCGTTGGCAGCACGGTTAACGTCCATTCGATCAGGCATCAAAGGATAGAGCCCAGTGATCTCGCCTTGACCGTTTCGAATGATTTGTGCATAGGCGTTACCCCACAGTAATAAATGGTTCATCATGGTTTCACGAAAGATAAAACTGGTCATTTCTGGATTTGGCGCATCATGAAGCAAAAAATAAAGCGGGTGGTTAATTGCCCGCTGTTTACCACCATCGCTGGTGTATTGATAAATGTGGAGTGGCAGTTCAGCTAATCCTTCAGCCAAGACTCGCACACAAGCATAAACTGCTGTATTCTGCATTGCGGTGCGTTCGGTCACATTTTGGCCAGCCATCGAACTGCCGAAGAAAAATGACATGGTGCTGGATAGGGTGTTTTTGGGTGAAGCTTTATTGGTATGGAACAATTTATTAAATAGACTCATGGCATCAACTCCTTTCAGTTTTTCGTAATTACAACATTAATAGACCTCGACCATCATAAACAGAGTCACCACTGTCTTCATTGCGAATGGCGCGATCCAATCCCATGATAGTAGCGACAACGCCATCTATCTTTTCAGTTGATTTTGCTTTATCTGGTTTGATGTTGCCTGCCGGATCAGTTCGAATGTAGATGTTGTCCATCATCCAACGCAAAACTGGGTGTCCACCGTGAGCAATTTTCTTTTCCAAAGTTAAGCGCATCAACTCTTTGGTTGGTGGAGTCATATCTTTGAACCCTTGGCCAAATGGCACTACCGTGAAGCCCATTCCTTCAAGATTCTGGACCATTTCGACTGCACCCCAACGGTCAAAGGCAATTTCCTTGATATGGTATTTCTTTCCGAGATCATCAATGAAGTGTTCTATGAAGCCATAGTGGACGACATTACCTTCTGTGGTTTGTAAATATCCCTGCTGTTTCCAGATATCATAGGGAACATGGTCACGGCGTACCCGCAGGTCGACATTATCTTCAGGAATCCAGAAGTAGGGGAGCAGGGTGTAACCTTCGGAATCATCACGCGGTGGAAAGACCAAAACGAATGCTGTGATATCAGTAGTTGATGACAGGTCAAGACCACCGTAACAATCGCGACCACGTAACTCATCGGGATCAACAGGAAATGCACAAGCATCCCATTTGTCCATCGGCATCCATCGAACATCTTGTTTTACCCACTGATTTAACCGTAGTTGTCGGAAGGTATTTTCTTCAGCTGGGTTTTCCTTAGCTGAATTATAGGCATCCGTAACCTTCTCCATTTTGACCGTGATACCCAGAGAAGGGTTAGCTTTTTTCCAAACTTCGGGACTTGACCAATCTTCGTCACGTCCGGCACCGTAAATGACTGGGTAGAAGCGAGGGTCATGTTTACGTCCCTCCATGATGTCGATTGCTTTTTGGTGGACCTGATAACAGATTGAATTTTCATCGTTACCAGCCGTCGTGATCAAAAAGTAGAGCGGTTGAGTACGAGCGTCCCCAGAGCCCTTAGTCATAACGTCATAAAGTTTACGGTTAGGCTGAGTATGCAATTCATCAAAAATAACGCCAGAAACATTAAAGCCATGCTTGGAGTAGGCGTCGGCGGACAAGACTTGGTAGAAACTATTAGTTGGTTCATAGATCAAGCGCTTCTGAGAAGCTAAGATCTTGCACCGCTTCTTCAAGGCAGGATTCATCCGTACCATATCGGCAGCCACGTCAAAAACAATGGCGGCCTGTTGACGATCAGCCGCGCAGCCATAAACTTCCGCCCGCTCTTCTCCATCAGCACAACAAAGTAGGAGGGCAACGGCAGCGGCTAGTTCTGACTTTCCTTGCTTCTTGGGAATTTCAACATAAGCAGTGTTGAATTGACGGTAGCCATCAGGCTTAAGAATGCCAAAGATATCACGAATTATTTTCTCTTGCCAATCAATTAAATCAAACGGTTTTCCTGCCCAGGTCCCTTTGGTATGGCATAGGCATTCGATAAATGAAACTGCAAAATCAGCTGCGTCTTTGTTATAAGTAGAGTCCTTGGCCATGAACCTAGTTGGCTTGTAATCTTTTATTTTTCGCAAGAGGGCATCACATCCTTTCAGTTGTACTAAAAAAGCACTGAGTGTTAACTCAATGCTTGATTGATGATTAATTAAACTTGCCAGTTAATATCAAATTTACGTATCCGGCGCGGTCAGTATTCAAGTAATCGATTAAGTCATGGCAGTTATAGTAGTATGCCAGTCTTTTGACATTTTCCACATCAAACATATTTGCTTCACCAGTGTTGCGGATTTTAAGCACTTGTCGGTAGATTCGATTACGCTTGGCCAATTCATCTTTGATACGGTTCATAGTTAAGCCTCCTGACTTTTGAATGCGGCGGACCCGGTTAAATTTTTAAGTAACACCTTCCGTTGCTTCTTATACCTTGGGCCAATAAATCCCAGCCGGAGCAAAAGACAACGAAAGGCATATTTTTCATTGCTTTCTTCCCGTGGCTGGGACATAATCCGCTGATGATTTTGAGCATATTGCACTAGTTTGTCGATGAATTGTTGATAGGCCAGAGCATCATAGGCATCGACTTGGTCAAACCAGTTAAATGAGACTTGTTGGTCGTCAATGCTTAAATGCAATGATTCAATGTCAAAAGCGTCTTTGATTAACTGGCTTTTGGCCCAGATTAAATGGCGTAGGTTATCTAGATCTTGGTCAGTAAGCTCATTGCGGCGATATGTTATGTTCAACTTGACCGTCTCGCTGGGTGTGAATCCCTGTTGCTTAAGATGTGTTACTAATCCAGCAGGAATCTCATCCGGGGATAGAAGATTGCCATCCTTGCTGATGGTGTATTTGCCAATCTGGTATGCATAAGTTGGTGTGTACTGGTACTCTGCCTTTTGCTGAGTGTATTCAGCAATCTGTTCGACTAACTTTTTGCGCTGTTGGCCATGAACATTAAAATTAATTTTCATATTCAATACCTCCTTGTTTGATCACTGTATACATCACTCTAAAAGGCACAGATAGCAAGGCTTTTCAGTACTTTAGGCCGACTTTTTAACCTTACTGTAAGGAATCGATTTTCCATCCCTTTCCACACTGACTTTCTGATCCGAATCGACTTGTTCAATATAGCGGTTGACGATGACATCGCAATATTTAGGATCCAGCTCCATCATGTAGCAGATCCGATTAGTCTGTTCACAAGCAATCAGAGTCGAACCAGAACCGCCGAATGGATCAAGAACCGTGCAGTTCGACATAGTAGAGTTCATGATCGGATAGGCTAGTAATGGGATTGGTTTCATCGTTGGGTGTTCCTTACTTTGCTTTGGACGATCAAATTCCCAGATGGTAGATTCCTTTCGTCCGGTGTACCATTCGTGTTTACCATCTTTCTTCCAACCATATAGAACTGGTTCATGCTGCCACTGGTAGGGTGAGCGTCCTAGGACTAGGGATTGTTTCTTCCAGATACAACAACCGGATAGATAAAAACCAGCATCTTGAAAGGCTCGCCGGAAGTTCAGTCCTTCCGTATCGGCATGGAAAACATAGATGCTGGCATCGTTAGCCATTGCAGTATTCATGTTTTGGAAAGCAGCTAATAAAAATTTATAGAACTTATCATTATCCTGATGATCGTTCTTAATCTTGCCGGCTTTACTTTGGTAATCAACGTTGTATGGTGGAT